CGTCTGAGCTGATCGACATGGCAAAGGATGACCTCTATTTGCTGTTGTCGTCGCTTGGCAGTCAGGGTGTCCCTCTTTGGTGCATCGAGAAAGAGATCCTCCCGCTCTATCTCGGTCAGGCAGCTATTGTGCCACCCAAAGGTACGATGGACATCCTGAATGCCAATTTCCGCTGGCTGTCTCGGCAGAATGGGCCGGTTCAGTACAGCACTCCGGGTGGGATCACGCAGTACGCCTTTGATGGCGACCTCAATACGTCCTGCGCCCAGACAGGGCCTGATGGGGATATCACTATCGCCTACATTGGCGCTGACCCCATCAACGACCCTCAGTCGCAGGTTCAGGTCACGACCGTTGGCGTCATGATGGCCACGACTGGGTACTTTAATATCGTATTTGAATGGTCAGACGATGGCGTGACGTGGACTTCGTGCCTGTCGCCTGGCTCAGTTCTCTACACTGCCAACCAATGGCACTGGTACGATATCGACGGAACCTTCCCCGTCAATTACTTCCGCATGCGTGAAACTGGCGGTAACACATTGAATGTTATTGAGTTTTACGCCGCGAACAATCCGACCGAGATTCCTCTCGCTCGCATGAATAGAGACGACTGGACGAACCTACCGAACAAGACGTTCTCTGGGCGCCCTCTCCAATATTGGTTCGACCGCCAGCGTGACTATCCGGTGATGCGGATCTGGCCGGTGACTGACACGACCAACATGTTCGGCCAGTTCACCATCTGGCGCCAGCGCTACATCATGGATGTAGGAACGCTCACCGACGAGCTCGATATCCCTCAGCGCTGGTATGAGACTATCGTCTGGCAGCTTGCGTGGCGGCTTGCTATGGAGCTTCCTGACTTCAACCTTTCTCTGATCGGGCCTATCAAGGCTAGCGCAGATGAAGCCCTGAAGATCGCGCAGGACGAGGAGCGGGACAACTCGCCGATCTATTTTGCGCCTAACATCTCGCCGTACACACGATGAGCGTCTTTCTTGATCCTCGCGGTAGATCAACCTTTGGCATCGGGATCTGCGCCCGGTGCTCAAGAAAAATGTCGCTTGAAGATCTTTCCTCGGATCCTAACTATCCCGGCCTCTATGTCTGCGACGAGGACAAGGATCAGTTTGACCCGTACCGTCTCGCGGCTCGCCAGCCGGAACGGATTAACTTGTTTCACCCTCGCCCGGATACTAATATCGCGCTGAACATGTACGGCACGATCTCGCAGGATGATGACCTGTTCATCATTGGCGAAGAAGGCGATGGGTATTTGGTGCCATGACGAACAATCCGCGCGTTCCTACAAATCTCATCCCGACCAAGATCACGCAGTTGCCTTTGGCGGAAAACCCGCAGGCTTCTGATACAACCATTGTTGTTCAGGGTGGGATAACTAAGCGGGCGACCCTTGCTCAGTTCCTCGGCGTCATAGGCCCTACGGGCCCGACTGGGCCTACAGGTCCGACTGGTGCTGCGTCAATCGTTCCAGGGCCTACAGGTCCAACTGGACCTACTGGGCCGCAAGGCAACGCCATAACTGGGCCTACCGGACCCACAGGGCCCACAGGGCCCACAGGGCCTACGGGGACGCAGGGAAACACGGGCGAGATCGGCCCGACGGGCGTGTCTGGCCCCACGGGCCCCACGGGCCCCACGGGTCCACAGGGGAATGCTGGCCCTTACGGGCCGACGGGGCCCACGGGCCCTACGGGCGTTCAGGGGATTACCGGGCCCACGGGCGCCACGGGAGCGGCGTCTACCGTGCCCGGCCCCACTGGACCTACTGGGCCGACTGGTGCAACAGGGCCGGCTTCAATTGCCCCTGGCCCAACTGGACCAACAGGCCCAACTGGCTTTGGCACAACTGGCCCGACCGGACCTACGGGCCCAACGGGTGTTGCGGGCACTAATGGCCCAACTGGTCCAACTGGGCCGACAGGCGCCGCATCAAATGTTCCTGGGCCGACGGGGCCAACTGGGCCTACTGGCGACTCTGGGGTAAATGGGCCTACTGGCCCCACCGGCCCCACAGGAACTGCTGGCATAAATGGCCCCACTGGCCCGACTGGACCAACTGGTTCGCAGGGAGTGACGGGCCCCACTGGGCCCACGGGGGCCACTGGAGCAACGGGCGCCGGTGGAGCTTTGGGTTATTGGGGTTCATTTTGGGATACGACCGATCAGGTGGCGGCTTCGGCCAATACGGCCTATTCAGTTGGGCTCAATAGCTATGATCCCGACAACAATGGCATCAGCATTGTCTCAGGCAGTCGGGTCACCTTTGCCTATGCTGGCGTTTACAGCCTGACATTCTCAATCCAGTTTGTGAACACTGACACGCAGATCCATGACGTGAACGTCTGGCTGCGCAAGAATGACAGCGGCAGCACTGGCGACGTACCTGATTCTGACAGCCGTCTGAGCATCCAGCAAAAGCACGGCGGCGTTGACGGTTATGGCCTAATGACGGTCAACTTCATGTTGAAGATGGCTGCTGCCGACTACATTGAGATGATTTGGGCGGCGACGAATACGGATGTGTCAATTCAGACTGTTCCTGCTGGAACAACGCCTGTCTCCCCTGTCATCCCCGGCGTTATCTTTACCGCTCAGCAGGTCATGTATACCCAGCTTGGGCCTACGGGGCCGACTGGCCCAACTGGACCGACTGGGGCGCAAGGCGTTACTGGTCCTACAGGGCCTACTGGCCCTACTGGTATTCAGGGTGTTACCGGCCCGACTGGGCCTAACGGATTGCAGGGTGTAACTGGCCCGACTGGGCCTACTGGCCCGACTGGAACACAGGGCGTTGCTGGGCCTACAGGCCCCACTGGTTCAACCGGAGCGGCGTCAACTGTGCCAGGCCCCACTGGTCCTACAGGAAGCACCGGCGTCGGTGGCCCAACTGGCCCAACTGGCCCCACTGGCGCAGCTTCTACAGTTCCAGGCCCCACAGGCCCAACCGGGCCCGCAGGTGGCGGCAGCAACATCTCAGTTTCTGACGAAGGCTCGCTCCTTACATCCAGTGTCACGAGCTTTGACTTCACGGGGTCAGGCGTCACTGCGACTGCTGTCGGCAATGCTGTCACGGTAAACATCCCCGGTGGTGGGGGCGGTGGCGGTGGCTCGTATACAAGAACCAGCTTCACTGCGACGGCTGGCCAAACCACATTCACTGTTTCTTACACCGTGAACTATGTAGAGGTCTACCTAAACGGTGTTCTATTGAACGGAACCGACTACACTGCAACATCAGGAACTGCTATAGTTCTGGCTGTAGCGGCTAGCGCGGGCGACATCGTTGAAGTTATCTCACTGAATGTGTCGATAACAACAAGCGTAGGTGGAAACATCTTCCTTGCCGATTATTTTGGAGGCTTCTAATGGCTGTCACTACAACTCCAATTTTTACGCAAACACCGAATGTCGGCGCTCTCAATGCAATCATCTCAACTGCGATGACCAGCACCAGCACCTACGATGGCACCAACGCCACCGGCACGGCTATGGCTTTGTGCTACACGGCTGGATCAAACGGTTCTCGCGTCGATCAGGTGGTTTGCAAGTTTGCGTCTACCAATGGCGCAGCGGCGTCTGGCACTTCCAATGCAACGGTAGTTCGCTTCTGGCTTAACAATGGTTCCGCCAACACTTCAGCGAGTAACAACATATTTTTTGGTGAAGTAGCGATGCCTGCCACGGCGGTGACGGCTGCGGGCACAACCGCTAACACGGTTTACTCGCTTGCTTTGCCTCTTGGCGGGCTTAACCTTCCGGCAAGTTATCGCATTTACGCCGGTCTCACGGTCGCCGCTGGCGGCACAAACATTGCGATTGCCATTAACGCAGTTGGCGGGGATTACTGATGTCAGTTTCTCAACAACTTGCAGCTTTTAACTATTCTGTTCCGGGTCCGCTTGTCTGGAACCCTGTTAAAACAGCAAGTTTTACTGCTGTTGCTGGGAACGCTTACCCTGTCGATACGACTTCTGGCGCGGTGACAGTGACGCTGCCTGCTAGTCCATCCGCTGGACAGGCAGTTGTTTTGACGGATTATGCCGGAACTTGGCCGACAAACAATGTCACCGTTTCTCCAAATGGGAACAAAATAAATTCTTCTACATCTAATGTTGTATTGAAAGGGGCTCGCGAGTCCGTATCGCTTGTTTACGTCGACTCTACTCAAGGTTGGATTGCATATTCGGGTTTTCTCCAAAGCCCAATAGCGTATCCAGTTTCTTATTTAGTTGTCGCTGGTGGGGCAGGTGGTGGCGAAGGCGGCGGTGGCGCAGGTGGCTATCAAGCATCAACAATAAACCTAAATGTTGGAAACATATATTCGGTAACAGTTGGTTCTGGCGGGGCTGGCGGGGCTTTTGGTTCTGCAAAAGGCACTAACGGAAATAATTCTATTTTTAGCACTATTACGTCTACTGGCGGCGGTGGCGGTGGTGCTTATAGCGCCACTCTTCAGGATGGTTTAAGCGGCGGATCAGGCGGCGGAGCAGGATCGGTTAACACTACGCCATACGCCGCCGGTACATTCGGATCGGGTACGTCTGGACAAGGTAATGCAGGCGGCAACGCTGTCGCCACAGGCGGCAGTGGTTTTGGCGGCGGTGGTGGCGCAAGCGCAGTTGGCGGGAATGGCTCCTCTAATATTGGCGGCGCTGGCGGTGCTGGCACAGCATCAACTATTACCGGTTCGTCTGTTACTTATGCTGGCGGAGGCGGGGGCTCTGGCGGCAACACGTTGGGTTCTGGTGGGACGGGCGGCGGCGGCAACGGCGCTCAGGGAAGCGGTAGCATTGCAGCCACAGCGGGGACTGCCAACACAGGTGGCGGTGGCGGAGGAACGTATAACACAGGTAGCGGCGCAAATGGCGGCTCCGGCGTAGTTATCCTTTCTGTTCCAACAGCCAATTACACTGGCACGACGACCGGCTCTCCAACTGTAACCACCTCTGGCTCTAACACGATCTTGAAATTCACTGCTTCTGGGAGCTACACGGCATGACGATCTCCCGCAACGTATCAATTTTGGCGCAAGGCGCTAGTTCATCTGGCATCCTTAACGCATCATATGGCGGCAGTCTGGCGTGGCAGTCTGTTCAGACCGGCAACTTCACTGCTGTCGCTGGCAATGCGTATCTAGTAAATACCACTTCTGGCGCAATAACAGTGACGCTTCCTGCAAGTCCGACTGCTGGTCAGGCTGTGCAACTGACAGATTATGCGGGAACATGGGCGACTAACAATGTCACGGTGTCCAGAAACGGGTTGAACATTAATGGAATTGCGGCAAATTATACGCTCAATGTCAGCCGTGGAAGCGCAGCGTTTGTCTACACAGATGCAACTCAAGGTTGGGTAGTTTATTCAGCTTTCGCTATTCCAAAACCATCAATTTACTCAGCATCATACCTTATTGTTGCAGGTGGCGGCGGCGGTGGTTGGGATGCAGGCGGCGGGGGCGGTGCGGGTGGCTTGCTGTCTGGATTAACAACTTTAATTGCGGGTACAGTATACACCGTTACTGTTGGTGCTGGAGGTGTTGCGGGGGTAAGCGGCGCAGATGGAGGTAGCGGCGGAACGTCGTCCGTAACTGGTCTTACTTCGGTTGTTGGTGGAGGCAGCGGCGCTTCTAATACATATCCAACTGCGCGAAACGGCGGGCCGGGTGGTTCAGGCGGCGGCGCTAGTTTTGGTAGTACGGTTGGCGTAAGTGGATCGGGTGGAGCAGGAACATCTGGGCAAGGATTTGCTGGTGGGTCTGCATATATAAACGCTTCCTCAAGAGGATGGGGCGGCGGTGGCGGCGGTGCAAGCGCCGTAGGCGCGAATGCTGCAAACTTGAGTGCCGGTAACGGGGGCGCTGGAGCGGCGTCGTCTATTACAGGATCATCTGTTACATATGCGGGTGGCGGCGGCGGCGGAGGGTACAGTAGTGGTTCTGCCGGTTCAGGCGGCGCGGGCGGCGGCGGAAACGGAACTAACAGCGACACTGCTGCTTCAGCAGGAACAACAAATACAGGCGGTGGCGGTGGTGGCGGCGGGTATGTTACGATTGGAGCCAATGGCGGCGCTGGTGGTTCCGGCGTAGTCATTTTGTCTGTGCTAACAACCAACTATTCTGGGGTCACGACTGGTTCACCCACTGTAACCACCTCCGGTTCTAACACGATCTTGAAATTCACTGCTTCAGGGAGCTACACGGCATGAGCCACTTTGCGAA